TCCGCTTGAACTTGAAACTCCTTGCAGAACCAATTTTAGAAGCAAACAATTATCGCCCTGAAGAGGTGTCAAGGATGAACCAGAAACCAAATTTCTTCTTTGTCCACGAACATAGTTTTCCAAAAATAGAGTTCCGGTTGAATCGAAATAGAACCCACCTTCGTGGCTGATTCTGGAATCGTCGTATCCAACAACTAATCGCGGACGAATGTTGGCATCAGAAGCATGGCGCGCAGCAAATCGTTTAACGAATCTTGTCTGAGCATCAGATTCTTCGGTTTCCTGAAATGAGATCCTAAATCCTTCATTAGGAATCAAACCTACCAATGTAGCCGAAACAATCTTTGTTACATCAACAGAAAGATTCTCAGATCCATCATCAAAGAATTGAGATGTCCAAAGATTTTCTATCCCATTTCCAATGTTGCCGCTTGAGATGATATCAATGTCTGCCGAACCAAGCAATCCAGAAGCGTTCGCACCAGATGCAAACCATGGACTTGCAACCCCACTTACGAACGTTGCCGTAATGAAATTACAATGATCTTTATCTTGATAATAGACAACATCACTTCCGTTCCCTTCGGTCCATGACCGAGAGACTGGATATACTTTGACGGTAAAATCTTGTGGCGTTGGCTGACCACCATAAACATCAAACAGTTTTAACGTCGCGAAGAAAGAAGATTGTGATGGATCTATTTTGCCATTCGCAAGATCTTCTTGAAGCTTCGAGATGTCAAACTTAACAAGAAGCCTACTAAGTTCGTTCAGGTTTTGTGAACCGGACTTGTTTAGACCATAGATCTTGAATAGATCTAACGATGCTGCAACGCCAAGATTTGCATTGGTTTGAGGAATACGTTTGATGATACGATCGGTGATGTATGCATCTTTAATTGCTTTGAATGAACGATACATTAGATTGCACGACCCTTCAAATCGTCATCTGGATATTTCAGCTCGAAGATGCCACCAGGAGGAGGAAGGATTGCATTTCCTTTAGTCGTGTTGAGATTTAGATCATGATAGACATCGCTATATTCACGACCATCGGTGATACCGACGATGTTATCAAACTTAATCTTATTAACGGAGATCACTCCTTGTGTATTATAGATTAAATTGTGTATGTCAGAGATAAGAATTGGTTGATCAATTTGAAAGTTCTTTTTGTCGAAAAACTTTCTCAATTTCACAGATATACTTTGAAGAATGGTTTTCTTGTTTAGTTGAGGATCTGTCGTAACCTCAAACATCAAGCCCAAATTTACAATCGGACTATCGATGATATCAATAGAGTCCGATACCATTCTGAACGTATTCAAATAAGTCTTTAGGTTCTTCTTCAGACTATCTGGAACGGTAGACAAGTTCGAACTGGCATCTCGACTAACAACAAACAATTGAGTTGCCAAAGGATTGTTTGGATTGTTACGAAGACCGGCTCTGAATACTCTTCCGAACGATGATGGCATCGTATAGATTCGAGCAAGAACGTCTGATTTTGAAACGATTCGTTGTTGCGAATTTTTGGCAACCGGAATAGCATCTCTCAGGTCTTCCGTTGTAGGACGATCGTCACCACCACGAGCTTTTACTTTGTTATCAACTTCGATAGATGATTTGACCTTGGTTGTAACGATACTTTGTGCGCCATAAGGAAACTTCACATTCAATTGACGAACCGAACGCAACGTTCCTGGTTCAATGTTGTGATCAAGTCCCCCACCATATCGATAAGATATGAACAGATCAACGTTTGGAGAATACACTCCAAGAGTTTTTGTTTCGAGCAATTTGTCCGGATTCAGACTCAATCTAGGAAATGTTGTTTTGCCATAAAGAGGCAGAGCAAATGTGGAAGGATCTGGAATCGCATCATCTTCAAAGGACGTTGCCGAACCACCACCGAGCGTAATTGTGGTTGTTCTGTCGCCCAAATTTGTCTTGGCAGTGTATCGATATGGAGCCGGTTTGATCTGCAATAGATTTTCAACATCTGTTGAATCTGAGTGAGTATTCGGAATGGCCGCGTAAACTACGTCTTCTGCTAAATCACCAACTTGGTAATAGACATTCCCGTTTGAGTCATAAACAGTTTCAATCAGAGTTACATCTGGGTTTGATAAACTGATTCTCTTGAATGGAACGAAATCTCCAAGTCTGAATGATTCAGTTGTTCTAAGACCAGAAATACATGTTCCGGCTCTGGCCAATACGAAACTAATAGGAACCCCATTAGAATCAGAATCTCCAATCAAATAATCGGCAACAAGAGTTCCATCAGATTTTCGTTCGTTGTAATCAATGTCTTCGATCAGATTGAAAAGAACACCATTGTTTGCTTCAAAGATGCTTGCTTCCTCTACGATGGGCATAGACTGAGGATCGGGTATCGATGTACCGTTGGCATCCAAAACCGCTGGAACCTCGGCATAAACGATTGCAGGCACCACAGCAGGTGCTGCTCCCATAACAGTCACACCAGCTCTGGCCAGGTGTCGTTCGATATTCGCCTGCTCAACAGCCGTTTCGGAATCCAATTCAGAATATTGATGATCGAGATAGAAAGACATGACATCGCCGATGTAGGCGTTTAGGTCGATAAGCATACCGGCAAGCCCAGACTCAGACGTATCAACGATGACTTTTTGATAATAGTCCTTGACGTATTGTTCAACGTCCGAACGAAAACTATCAAAGTCTTTATTGAGATACCTTCTGGTTCTGATTTCTTTAGTGTTTCCGCTTCCCATTAAGGCTCCTAAATCGTGTAAATCGCTACTTCTAATGCCTGATTAACTACGCTAATTTGTGGAATTGAATAGGTTATTTTGATGCGAACCATAGTGTTCCCATCCAAAAACTCTTGATCCATATTCGATTCAAAGTCTTCTAAAGAGACATAGGGCATCCATCTATTGACCGCAGATGAAATTCTGGCGATAGCTTCGTTATCAAAGTCTTCACGAGCCATTCGTTCCGTCGATAGCTCTCTTAGATTGGCTCCGAAGTCAAATCGACCAACCCGTTCTCCCCAATTTGTCTGAACGAGGTTTCGTAAGTTGTCTTTGATTTGAGATTGGACATCTCGATTTGTGGTCAAAAAGATGTCTGAACCAAGTTGCAATGGGGTTTTAATGCCGAAATGAATAACGGATGTATTGTTGTTTATCCGTTCTCTTTCGATGTCTGTTGCTAACTTTCCAGCACTTTTAAAGCTCTTGACTGCCACGTTGATTAAATAGTCATTCAAGCCAAACCAAGGGCTTCACCAAGGAATTTGATGATGACACCAGTGCCAATGATTTGAGAGACAAGCAGGATTACCATGCCGATAACGGCATTTTGGAGAGTTACAATGATTGTTGCCGATAGAAGTTTTGGCAGGATAGCCAAAAGACCAACTGCTTTGAGAATTTCGATAACAAGTCCAAAAGTCAGACCGAGAACAAGGTTGAATAAACCAGCAGGATCTGGAACTAACAAATCAAGAGCTTTTGTAGGAACTGCAAAATCGGCAATCAGCTTTGGGATGAGTTTGATCGGTAATAGGATAAGTTCTTTAAACAGATCAAAGAACACAATGAAATCCAGAAAGGGAGGAATCGATGGTGGGCCGGGCAAACTTGGCAATGATGGAATTGGAACGATATTACCTAATGCTGCAATTAGGTCGGTAACATCTGGCAATTCAAGTTTTAACTTCTTTGCTAGTGCAGGAAGTTGCGGTGTAGGAAATAACAACGCGGCAACAATGGGAATATCAGGAAGTTTTAATCGAGCAGCGATTTCGGGCGGAAATATACCGCTGTAATCCGCAACAGGAAGAACGGCAGAGTTACCATTCTGATTCATTGCTCCCATAAGAGAACCATATAGTGTATCAACTATTTGTTTTTGATAACCGCCTTCAGGATCTCTCAATGCATCAAATGTCAATGGTGCAAAAGGAGATGGAGCAAACCAAAACAGATCACCATTAGGATCATCTGGTGTGATAAGAGCTTTATCAGGATCAAACAGTTTTATTCCAGACGGAGGAGGAAATGG